TTAACATAATATACATAATACGCAGTTGGCTATCGCATCTTTAGTCTGCATCATCCATAACGCAAAACCTCCGCAAGCCATTGAAATGCTTGACAATCCAATCCCATCAAACTTTTTTGCCATGTGTTCCCATAGCTGTTTTATCTGTGGATTATCGTTGCGATCAGCGTGTAAACCTATCAAAGCGACCTGTGGGTCTAATTTTGAATTTTCCGCCAGAAAAACCGCTTGAGAATCAGTTAGATAGCGACGACCTTTGCGAAAATCACTGATTCGTTGCTTTGGCACGTTCATATCGTGCGCTATTTGCTTGTCTTGTACGTAGTTATGCGCCTTTTTGTAGGCGTCTAACAGTTCATTTTGGTACATGGCAAATCCTCCGTTTTCCTAATCATAGCTTATTAGTGACCAATTTTTGTGACTTGTGGTCTCCAATCTTGGTGACTATAGTACCCAACATTGGTTACTCATTTGACTGTCTAGGTCTGGGCTGTTTGCCCTTGACGCTTTCAGCTCGGCTTAGACGGTCACTCTAACTCTCAATAATCAGTCAAGGTGGTTGTTATGTATATCGTTCAAGTGTGCTCTGGGATTCTTCCTCGCTATCTCGCTCATTATCAAATCACGGAAACTGGTCTAACTCCTGTTATCACCATTCACAAATCTAAGGCTATGCCTCTGACGGATGCTGATGCAAAAGACGCGTTCAACAGACTGCTTCCGGCTTGGCCTTTGTTGAAACTGGTTAAGGCTTAGTCATGGATTCTATCTACTTCGACAACGAACCTAATCACGGTATCAATGCCTATTTTCCTTGGGGTCATAACTTCTTTAAGACTCCACGCGATTTCTTCCAGTTCATGGAAGCTCACTATGGAATGGTGTCTTTTCAGATTGTTGAAATCACTGATGAAAACTACCAAGAGCTTTTGGTTAAGGGTGTGTTCAGTGCCATCTAAAAAACCACATAAGTTTCATGATGAGATTCGTCCGGTTCAAGTGGATCACCTAGCCTTTTCATTTTCGTATGGCTCGCTGAGACATTTGGATAGCTCCAACGAACAAGACTTTATCAACTTGCAGTTTCCTGAGTTTAAGAAGCAAACCGTTAAAGGCCGTCTTAACTCACCAGAAGCAATAGAAAAATCAATTGAGTTACACCGTAACAAATGCCGTAAAGTTTTGGCTGATAGGTTTGATGAGTTCATGGCGAAAGTCTTTAACTTCCGTCTGTCGCCTATGCGTGGTCGTGGCTTGCATGGCTATGAAGATTCGATGGTGATTTACGACTCTACCGGAACCGTTGAATGTGGTTTGGTTGGTGTTGGCGGTAACAATGACACGGTCTATGTACAGATTAATGGTACTGGCTGTTCGAAGTTATTCGACTTCACCACACACAAAAAACTGCACTGGTGGTTGTCTCTTTTGGGTATTACTCGCCTAGCCCGTTTGGATCTCTGCGTGGATGACTACACCGGAATCTTTGACTGTAAGTATGCTGAGAAATGTTTTTATGAGGGAGCATTTCGCACTGCTTCTCGTGGTCGTGGCCCGACAATGGTTCCTCATAAGCGCGTTTCACAGTCTGGTGAATTATCAGAAGAAGCGGTTCTTGTTGGCTCTCGTACGTCTTCAGTTTACTGGCGTATCTATAACAAGAAGTTCGAGCAAAATATCGCTGACCCTGAAGTCATTTGGTATCGCAACGAAGTGGAATTGAAGAAGTGCGATTTAGCACTACTCGCCTCGCCTGCTTCGGCCTTTGCTGGTCTGTGTGACTTCGCAGCCAGTATCGACCCTGCTGAACCAATGAAGCTTGAACTGAATAAGAAGAAAGCCGGACTGGAGTTTATGGCTCGTATTGCTTGGGTTCGTCGTCAATGTGGTAAGGCTCTATCTGAGGTCGTTGCTATGACTGAGGGAGACTTGGGTGAAGCGTTTGGTATGCTCATTCCTACGCACCATCGCCGCGCTAATTTCAATACATCGTTGGGCATTCCTGACGAATACACTAAACAGAAAATCGAAATTTTGGAGTCAAGAATATGCCTACAATAACTGGTATCTCTATCAAGCGTTTCCCTAAATCTGGCATGGAGTTCGCTGAGCTGTCTGTACTTCGTGCCGTTGAAGAAGTCGATAACGAGAAGTTTCAACAAACGGGCATCGGCTTTTCAACTGACATTCCATACAACAAGCAAGCACTGAAAATTGATGTGGAATACGCACGTCAGCTAATCCAATCACGCGCTTTTGTGGCTAACCGTGAATATGAGCTGAACTTTGGTGCTAACCCAAATGACCCGCTCGATATCTTGGTTAACAAGCTTGTTCCTGTCGATGAAGAAATCAAAAAGCATTTCGATAACTTCATGAAGGCGAACAAGGCTTAATCATGGAAACGGTAATTTATCAATTAACTGGCGATGATGTGCATTCACTGATTGAAGCTCTAGTCATGACCATGGTCGTACTTTCACTATTTGGTCGTGTTTGCTCCTTTGTAATTGATTGGATTGACCGCTTGCTTCTGACGAGAACTATCCGTGATTTAGAGGCTAAAAGAGACTTTCTTTTGTCTGAAATTGGCTCTCTTAATCGTCAAAAAAGCGCTTCAAGTAAGGCTTAACAATGAACTGCATTACGACCACTCAACAAGGTTACTTAAGAACGTCGACCGACGTTGATTGTCAGCTCGTAATGCTTAGTGACAGCGAATACAACAAATTAGTCTCTGGGGCGCAGTCTCTGACTATCGATTCAGAGCTATACACAACTGTTTCAGGTTGGATTTTATTATCTTTCGTTTCAGGCCATGTGCTTGGACGAATCTTAAAAACTCTTGGCAAAGGCTAAGGGTCAACGTTTAGTAACACACTCTTAAAAAAGGAAATAACATGAAAAAACGTCTATTGGTTCTAGGTTCTACTGCTCTTGTATCGGCTTCGTCATTCGCTGATACTTCACCAATCACAACCGCGATTAATGACGCGGTAAGTACTGGTCAAGCTAACTACGGTTTAGTTGTTGTTGGCCTGATTGGTCTGGCAGCACTTGGCTTTGGTCTCCGCGCTATCGTCAACTCTATGGGGAACTAATGGGAGACATTGTCTCTCAAGTTGTAACCATCCTGTTTGGGGTGGTTATGGCGATGTCATTCGTATATGGCGTATATACGGGTATCAATGCCTCCTAGTTTGGAGGCGTTTTCTTATCTAGGGTTTTACAGTGAAACGATATCAACAATACCTCTCACTTTCTCTGGCTCTTGTCGCTTTCAATTCCAATGCTTTGCAGTGTGGCGCAGGTAAAGTTGAAGTTGATGGCGTTTGCGTTAGTTCCTGCAAGATCTTACAAGGCACCGGAAAAAACTTAACTTGGGATTCTTACATTTGGGGTGACAATCCCCGCTCTTACTGTATTGGCGATCGTTCAACTGGCGCGGCCTGTAACATGACGCCTAGTACAGTGTCAGTTTCAGTTGAAGCGGGACGATGGACTAACAAGTTTTACTATACTGGCTCCACGTGTAACTTTGACCAAATCAACCGTTACTCTGGTGATACTCCTGAGCCCTTTCCTTTTGAAAACGATGTGAATCACAACGGGGTCAATGATGACCTTGAAGATTGGGATGGCGATGGTACGCCAAACGGCGAAGACCCTGACCCATACAAAAGTGATCGCGTTATTGTCGACGATAATTCAAATGGAGTCCCCGACTCTATTGACGATTTCTATGACCGCCTTAATGACGTGAATCAACCAGTCGGTTGTGATGCTGATGATGAGGATTGCCATACTTATCGCAATACGATGAAGCACTTAACCGATAACAACCGTGATTTAGCAGGTGCGTTACGTGACCTTAGCTTGAGAAGTGTTAGACGTACGGATTTCAGAGAATCTATCGGCGCTCTTGTTTCTACGATGAATAAGAACGACGGGTATTTTCAAAGCAAGTTAGATGCTTTAGCCGCGGCACAAGGACAAACGCAAGTTAGTATTAATGACCAATTAAACCGAACTGAGTCTTTTCTAGCCGATAGAATCAACGACAACTCTTTCACCATCATAAAAAAAATTGATGATGTTCAAACCTCTGTAAACTATTTAACAAACGTTTCTAGAGGTACAAATAGCAAAGTCGATGACCTTATTAACGCAAGCTCTAGAGACCAAAATTACTTTGAAAGAGCTGAAAACGATGCCGCTGATATTAAGTCGGCTATTAATGATCTTCTTGATGGAGATGGATTAACTCGAACTCAAAAAAGACAGCTAAAGGATGGTGCAGAGGCCAAGAACAATGCGCGAACGCTTCGCGCTTTAGAGTCAAAAATAGGCTTTATGGAGCGCAACCTTTCCAACCTCCCTAGCAATGTGAGTAATAGTGTGAACTCTCAAATAACGCCTAAGTTAAACGAGTTGAGTAATCAGATAGCCGCCATTTCCAGTGGGTCGTCTACCGTTGATTTAAGCGGTGTTGAGTCCAGCATCCAATCTCTATCTGACAAAATTGATGGCATAGATGGTGCTGATATGTCAGGCGTTGAAAGCAAGCTTACCGACTTGATTGACAGCGTCACCAATACCAATGACTTCATTGAACCTAACTACGACTTTGATGGTGTCGGTTTCATCGTTACTCAAAATCAAATTGCAGAAGCTCAAAATGAAGTACTCGAACTGAAACAAGAGATGGTCGAAGAGTTCGAAAAGTTCAAAACGCTCTTCTCTATCGATACCAGTTCTTTTAACAACGGCACCTATAAAGAGCACTCTTTAAACCTTAACGTAAACCATGCTGAACGCTCTTTTAAATCTGGAGTCTTCGAGGCGTTACTCGATAACGCGTCATTCATTGCAGCCGTTATTATGTTTTTGTTTGTTGTGTCTGGCATCAAAATGTTAGGTAAGGATTAGTCATGGATTACATCTACTCTTTTATCGATTGGATCAGCTTACAGATGTCGTTTATCACTGACTTCTTTAAAGCCATTCCGCAGATGACACTAGACCTATTTTCATACATTCAGATCTTCATGATTAAGATGAAATTAAAGGCCGAATTAGAGTTCATCAAGCTCTCTTATAACTCAGCAAAAATCCTATTACAGGAAATCGGCTTCAATGAAATTCTCTCTCATGCTTTTAACGCTTTGCCTGATGAATTGAGGTTCTATGCGTTTAAGTTTGGCGTTCCTCAAGCCCTTTCCGTATGGGCCAACTTCTTCACTACAGCTTTGGTTATGAGGCTCTCTAGATAATGGCTATCACGATTAGAACGGGAGCAAATGGCTCTTACAAGTCGGCTTACACGGCTTATTTCTCCATCTATCAAGCTCTAAAGGCAGGACGAACCGTTGTTACCAACATGGAAGGTATGCAGCCCTTAGCTGTCATCGAAGAGCGCTTTGATATTAAGTTTCCAAGCACAGCTAAACTCTTTCGTGTTAGCTCTAGAGATGAATCAGGGGTTCACCTCTGGACTCATTTCTTCTGTTGGTGCCCTATTGGCGCGCTGATTGTCATTGATGAGTGCCAGGATATCTTTTCTAAGAACGTGGGTTTTGATATACGCAAAGTGAAGTATAAACCGCTCTCTGATTTCATCACTCAATCACCACAAGACGGGCTACTCCCTAAAGATTACGAGCGCTTTTTTAATTCTCGTTACACGCCTGCCAACATGGACGCTTTGAAAGATTCAGAGATAGATGATCGCGGAATTGCTGAATACGATTCCGAAGGAAGAATCATCTATCCACACAGCTTTAATGAAGGGTTCATGAGGCATCGAAAGTACGATTGGGACATCGAGTTACTTTCCCCTGATTGGAAGCAAATCGATTCAGGAATCAAGGCATGTGCTAACCAGAACTTTTTTCATAAAGGCCGTGACCAGTTCTTTTGGACTAAGCGCAACCCTTACATTTGGAAGCACGACAAAGCAGTAACAACTCCAGCCATTCCTAAGAAAAAGGACGTTAACTTAACCAATCAGAAAATCCCCTTAGACTCTTTCCTGCTCTACAAATCAACGGGGACAGGCAGCGCCAAACAACAATTAGCTATGAATACGCTGTTTCGTAGCCCTAAAGCTATTTTGATTTTCCTACTATCCATATTCTGTTTCGGGTACATAATTTATGACTTATCCAATCGTTTTATTGAAACTCCTAAGACGGTGGAGGAAGCGAGACAAACAACGTCTTCAACTGCCGTTTCTAAGCAAAATCAAACACAACCTAACAAAGATACTCAAGCTTCTGGGGATGTACGTTCTAGTGGGGATAGCAGTAAAGGTAACCACAAAGATGATGTTGCTCATGTTCCTATAGCCGAGGTGCTGCCGTTTGAGGGCATCAAGAAAGCTTTTGTTACTGGTGTGAATTTCGCAATCAAAAATGGCACGATTGAAAGACATGTTAGCATTGAGGTGGAAGCTCTTGATGGCTTCTACTCAGTAAACGAAAGCTTCCTCAAAGCTTACGACATTACGTTTGACCGCATTGATGATTGCTTGTTGAAGCTTAACAGAGGCGAGCTAACAAAGTTAATAACATGCAAGCCCTACTCAGCTGCGGTTGCTTTACCAGAAGTAAGACAAGCGGAAGTAAGTTTGTTTTAGTCAATCGTCTAATGCTATCAAAACACGAACCGGCAATCGGATCGGTATTGCGAAAATGCTATCAAACCCATCTATTTAGCCAGGAACAAATCTCAAAAAATGCTATCATAATTAAACCAGGACAAACCGGCATTAAGGAAAAATGATGGCTATTACTATTCGAGATACTGAGAAGCATGAAGAAATGCTATCCAATCTAAAAGAATTGACGAAGACATCGACCATGTCTAAAGCTCTAGTTCAAGGTGGCTATGACGCACTTAAGTATCAAGAGTTGTATCACAAAGAACGAATACTGAATGAGAAGCTAAAGCGGAAGCTCTACGATAATGAGCTTGCGGTAAATGACTACCTTGATGCTTTGAAAGGATTACAGTCTGTCGTTGAATAGCCCCGCAGGGATAAGAGAGTGCGAAGCGCGAACGATGCACCGAGCCACACCGTAGAGGTTATTAGTCCGTATGTCTCAACTGGCGAGTGTTTCTAACTGCCAATGCCTATTGAGCCGCACCCTCCCTCATCCTGCCAGAATCGCTCTTTAAGGCCTTACCACATCGGTAAGGCCTTTTTTGTGTTCACTGGCTTTCTTTAAGATCATTTGAGTGCCGAAAAGGATCTCTTTCTAGTGCTGACGGACAACAAGTGAGGACGACGAAGACTGAGGAGGACGAGCGCGGCGGGAGGAAGCCAACCCCCGTGTTGTATCACGGGGGTAAATTCGACATAGCTATCAGCACTCACACAACCGTCTTTAGTTGCAAGCTTGCGCGCTAGTTCTTGGCTTTGAGCTATACAGAACAATTCGACTGTTTGATTTAATCATAAGGCTTATGGTGATATATCACTGTTTGTAAATGGAAATTTCCAGTAAAATCATATCGACAAAGAACTAGACAAAAAATTCTGTATTAAAATATAGGGGTGTAGTGATGGAAATTAAACCGGAGTTTTTCTTGGATGAAATCTTCAAAATTGAAGCTGAGGGAATGCTCAGTGATATCATGTTATCAACAGTAATGGTTTCTTTGGCATTTGATTTTGACGAACAAAAGCAAAAGGTAGCACTAGAGTATATTTCCGATGTTTTGAGGGAGTGTTATAACGCCGGACATTTAAAAGTTGCCGTGCAGCATGAAGGTGAAACCATGTTCGGATTTGCTTTATTGTTTATTCATCCTCAGCATTCAGCGACTTATCTACACAAGATATTTGTACATGAACCGTATAGGCATAATGGGTTAGGAACAAATATTTTAAAAAATCTCACAGATTCAGTAAGTAGTGTCAGCTTGGTATGCCCTGATAGTAAACTTGCTTTTTATGAGAATAATGGCTTCCGTCATGTTCAACCTTTTCAAATGCCAGAAAATGACCAGTTTCAATTGTCTAGAGGCTTATATTCTGGCTTATCAATAATGACTTCCTCCGAGGACACTATGGAGGCTCCAATATTTTTCCTTAATGACAACGATCTTAGAACTATCGCTGGGTTGGAATAGCAATATATACAAGGTATTTAAAACAGAAACCCAACGCTTGGCATGTTTATTCCATCGTTGGGTTTCTTTGTTTATAACACTAAGGGGCTATACGATTTTCTTAATGTTTGCTATCGCTCTAGCAAGCCCAAGTAAGTGAGTTGAAGTCTTGATCTCTAACTCCGATTGAATCCCCAAGAGCGCAATCCCGGCTAGTATTTGTTGTGGCCTCACCACTTGGCCAGTCGGCAGCTCCATCCTGTCGTATAACATTTTGAACTGTACCCAATCATCACTTACGCTGAGTTCCCGCCCCTTTGCCATGCGCATAAGCCTTTTACACTCGGGCGGTATAGGATTTCCCTCATCCCAACCTGTGATAGTTCTCACAGATTTAAAACAGAGTTCAGCGACCTCTTCCTTGGTCATTTGGCACTCTAACTCTCGAAAAATGTAATTCTTACTCATTTCGCGATACTTCAATGATAAAACCTCTAAATACAAGAGGTTGCACTGATTCAAGGAGATATGCACGATTGAACATAAGCAGACATAACACGCAGTGATGAGCATTGAAATCTGGGAGACTTATTAGCCTTATTCGTTGCAGATTTTACGTACAGAGCCATTTAAATTAACTCTTTTAAGCATTTTATGGATTGGCTACATGTTTAATCGAAATAATTTCCGCCAGCTTGATTGCATCAGATAAACACTCTTACAGACTCCAATCAAAGCGTCTGTCAAAATAAACTTTTACCTCATTAGATTACAGCGCCTGCTGGAAAAATTTTACGTCGACTTCTTGCAAAAACGAACTCTATCTTGATGTTATCCACTCGCTGTTGAAAACAGTTTATCTCTGAGACCTGAACAAACTGGCCAACTCATACTGCTCGTGCATTCCAAGATCTCCCACACATTACTAATGTCTAATCTGGATTGCTGATTACTTAGTTGGGCTCTTTCAATTTGAGCTTGCTTTAAGCTCTATCAATTTACATCGCTCTCATTACTCAGGCTTAATGAGCTTGTTTCTGATACTCAAAGGAGATTCTTAGTAAGCTGCATAGCATTGAAAATGTGTCCGTACTTAGTTGCACTGCAGTAAATTGTGGATAAGTGACAACGCAACGTATTTACTGTTCATATTCATCACTTTGTTGGTGCTCTTCATACCTTGTCTTACATGTGAGATGTTGATACTTCTATTACCTACAAGCTTTTAAAATCAGATATTTAGACAGGTTTCGTATTAACTAATACGTCTTTTGTTTGATAGCATGTCCGGGAAATCAATAACTTACTAAATAAAGGTTTTACATGAAAAGCAGTATGGTCGCCCTATCACTATTATCTATCTTCGCAATGAGCTCCCAAGCGGTTGCTAGTGATAAAGAAGCTTCATCTAAGGAGCTTGGTCAGTTTTATGTTGGTGCTGATATCGGCTTTTACAATGAAACCGAATTTGAATTCCCTAACGACGCTATTGAAGATTCATCAGACCTTTCTGACCTCAGTTATAACCTAGTTGGAGGCTATGAATTCAATACTCATGATGTTGTTAAGTTAGGACTAGAAGCCGAATACCGAAAAATTGGTAAGGTAAACTATAGCGATTCGATGGATATCGAAGGTCAGGCTTTCTTCGTCAACGTTAAGCCAAAATTCATTGTTAAAGGAGATGCGTTAGACTTATACGTATCACTATTAGCTGGTGTTGGCTCGATGGATATGGACGTAAAAATGTCCGGAACCTCGGAATCTAAATCAGAAGCAGCTTACCAAGTTGGTGCAGAGCTTGGTGCGATAGTCTCAGACAATATCGACATCCACCTTGGCTACCGAAATGCACGTGTTGAAATCTACGATGTCGATGTTTCTTCACAAACCGCTTATATTGGTGCGCGATACAAGTTTTAACCCCTTCGAATAACCGTTAGGCCACTCTAGCAAAGCCTTCCTCTCTAAAGTGGGCGTTACTCGGTCCTTTATCTTGACTTAATCGGCCTATAAAAGTTACGTTGTATCTTATTTTGTGTAGGTATAGGAAGTTTAAGGGACTACGTTTTGCAAAATAAACCACCTAAACGTACCACTATTTCGTGTTTAAATTTTGATCTATCAAACAGTTATAATTGAAAATAAGGTGATTAAGCAATCAAATGCTGTGCATTCGGAGTTGCATTACCAATTAAAGTGTTAACATCAGGAAATGTTGTAAACTAGGTGTTTGATATGTTGCCTAAACTTTATAAGTTCAGATCGCTCCACGATAGAAACATACAATCTATATCTGAGTGTTCTTTGTGGTTTGATTACGCTAAATCTTTTAACAACCCTTTTGATTCTAACCACATCTTCAACCAGTGCCTTCAAAATGATTTTAAGGTGATGTGTTTCTCGCAGTCCAGCGACCACCCTATACTGTGGTCTCAGTATGGTGACAACTTCAAAGGTATGTGTATTGAGTATGACCTTAACTATTATGAGGGTGACGCGAACCTAAATTGCTTTGAGGTTCAATATGAAGACCATCCAAACAATATCTGTTTGCCTTTGTTAGAGAAGTTACCGCCATTAAGCTTAGGTACCGAGCTCTTTAAGGTAAAGCACTCTAATTGGCGCTATGAGCGAGAATATCGCTGGGTACTTCCTAAGGAAGAACTCGAAGGCAATAAACTGTTTCTTAACAAACAATGCCTTACGTCAGTCATTCTCTCAGAGCATGCTCCAGCGGATAGAAAGCTTAAACTGTTAATGACATGCCAACGCCTAGGTATTCCAGTCAAACAAGCAATGGCCAAACAGGACTCATTCACGTTTGAAGTGGTTTGCTAA